CGCCCGCGAAGGCGGCGAGGCCGGCGAGCGCGAGCAGGATCCGACGAGCGATCACCATTTCACCCCCGAAAACTTGTGGCCGGACGAGGTCGCGTTGACGCTCGTGGCGGTGGTCTGCCCGACGATCGCGGTCCAGGTCTGCCCCGCCTCGAGGCGGAACGTCGAGCCGTTCCCGGCGAGCGTCGCCGGGTTGCCCGTCGGGTCGACGTAGAGCGGCTCGGTGTTGGCGAGCCCCTGGTCGGCCGGCGCCACTGGGTTCTGGATGAAACCGCCGCCGATCCCGCCGGGGGTCGCGACGATCGCGTTGACGGGCGAGCCGCCCACCGCGACCGCCGTGGCGTCGGCCGGGACCGGAGTGACGGCCATCTCACGCCGCCTTTCTGGCGAAGCCGAGCGGAAAATTGTCGTTCGCGCCCATGATCTCGCGCCAGAACGCGCAACCGTTGGACGTGACGCTGGTCAGCGTACCGCCGTCTGGCCAGGTGCTGTTCCCCAGGGAAGAACCCTTGACGGTGTAAGTCGGCGTGGCGGTGCCGGGGAAGTCGATCCACTGGGAAATCGCCGCCGGCACCCGCGGCGCCGCCGTCGCGGCGCTATCGTTGATCGAGCGAGCGACCGGCCCGACCTGAGTCGTCCCGCGGAACATGGCGATCTGGGCGGTTTGACCGACGCCGCCCATGGCGATGCTTCCGCTCGCGGAGAACTCAATCGCGTTCGCCGCGGAAGAAAGCGTCGGGGAGGTCGTCACCGGGGTCGAGGTATAGCTCCCGCTCGCGAGAGTGGTCGGCGACGTCGTGCAGACCTGGATAGCGGGCCCGACTTGAGTGCCAGGGCGCGCGACGCCGGGGCCGAAAAGTTGTACGAAATTCGGCGTCGTCCAATTTCCGGCGGTCGTCAGCGTCGTGTACTCGACGTAACCGATATAACGAACGGCGACCCCAGACAGCGACGAGGCGTTGCAGAAGATCGACTGCGTGGCCGACCCGCCGCCCGTGCCGGCCCCGCTCGACTGAAGCGTTCCTTCGTTGACCGCGAGGATGGGGGTGCTCCCCGAGGCGGACGCGGCGTTGTAGGCGCACACCTGAACCGTGCCGGCGTTGTCCGCGGCGAGGAGCCACAGCCGGCACGGGCTTGCGGAGACGCAACCCATCGTGTTGCCGCCGCTGATCGTGAACGAGGCCGCCGAGGTGACCGTGCGCCAGACGACACCGCCGTTCGCGGAGGTCGCGTTGCGAAACGGCACGTAGATCGGGGAGAGCGCGCTCGGGTTTCCGCCGGTCTGCCCGGAGAGCATCGAGCAGGTCAGCGCGTTCGAGACGGCGGTGCAGGACAGCGAGAGGTTGATCGGCGACGAGAAACCGTTCTGCGCCTGGACCGTCCCCAGGTTGAGGTTCGGCCCGGTCAGCTCGAACACCGTGCCGTCGAACGTGAACTCGTTGATCTGACCGGTGACGATCTCGCCGCCCGAGAGCGCCGCGAGGCCGGCCGTCGTCGGCTTGCTTACCGTCGTCGCGACGAGGCTGTTCACCTGCAGGGTGACGGGGCCGCTCGCGTTGGTCGACGACATGAGCACGCGCAGCGGCACGCCCTTCAGGTCCGCGAGCTGGCTCACGTTCGGCACGATGACCTGGATCGCGGTCCCCGACCCGGTGGAGGAGGCCACGTAGGTTTGCGGCGCGTCGAACTGCGCCGCGGCCGGGACGACCGCGGCGAGGAGGACGGCGAGGAGGGCGAGGGCGCGGGTGATCCTGGTCACTGCTTGAAGCTCCACGTGTTGGCGGCCGCGACCCATTGCAGGATCGCGACCTGACCGTTGACGCTCAGGGTGGCGTTGCCGGGCAGGCCGGCGATGCTCTGTCCCGCGTTCGGGACGACCGTGATCGGGAACTGCTGGAAGTTGCGCGCGCCGTCCGAGAGCGTGACGACCTGGCCGTTCGCGGGCCCCGGGGGCAACGTCACCTGCGTGGCGGCAGGCGCCACGGTGCGGACGAACATCACGGCGCCGTCGCTGTTGCTCAGGATGATCGGCGTCGAGGTCGTGACCTGACGAGCCGGGAAAGCCTGCCCCTGCTGGAGGAACGACGACGAGGTGCCGGCGGTCATCTGGTGGGCGAAGATGTCGCCCGCGAGGTAGCTCTGGGCGGTCGTCCCCTCCTGGCCGCGGACCATGGTGGTCACGTTGTCGCCCGAGATGGCGGTGACGAGCACGATCTCCTTGATGAGCCCCGTCGCGGCGTCGATCAGGGTCGCGAGGAACCCCTGGCCCGGGATCGGGTTCGGGAATTTCACCCCCGTGCCGGCGGCGAGCGCGCAGTTCGTCTGGGTCGAGTTGATCGCGCCGGCGAGCGTCGACGAGGCGTCGTTCGTGAACAGGAGGATCGTCATCGCCTGCCAAGCCCCTTCTGCAGCGCCTCGATAGACGCCGAGTCCCCGCGCCTACAGGCGTCCATGTACCCCGAGATCGGGTCGGCCGCCGAATCGACCCCACCGATGGTGCCCTTGTTCTTGCTCGCGTAAAAGACCCTCTCGCCTTCTTTGGCGCCGTACTCGCGCTCCATGGCGCCCTTGATCTTCTCGCCTTTCGCCGTCAGCGGCATCGGGACCTCCCCCGGGGGTTAGATCGTCACGACCACGTTCGAGAATTGGAACGGGAGCTGGAGCGCGCCCGACTGGAGAGCCTCCTGCAGGATCGCCGCGTTCGGCAGCGGGGTCAGCGCCTGCGTCGTGACCGCGGCCTGGTTGAACACGCGGCTGTTGAAGGTCCATGTGTCGTACACCATGCTCTTGCCGAGCTTGCCGACCTTGTTGACCAGCGTGATGTTGACCTGGTTGGCGACCCCGAAGGTGATGCTCACCTGGTAGGTCTGGTCGACGTTCGGCGCGGCGCCGTTCGCCCCGTTGATGAAGCGCATGATTCGCCGCTTCAAAAACGCGATGTTGAACACGCGCCCGTCGCCCTTCCAGAAATTCCACGTGATGATGCGCTTGAAGATGTCGTCGGTCGTGACGGTCACGTTCTGCGCGCCGACCACCTTGTCGCCGTCGAAGGGGATCGAGTTGAAGGTCCACGTGTTGTAGGGGCCGACGTTGCGGTTGCGCCCGCTCGAGAGCGACGGCCGGACGATCCCGTACAAGCCCTGCGCGACCCAGTCGAGGAGCGGCCCGGAGATCGAGGCGTCGGTGTAGATCGGCAGGGGCGTGTCGTTGAGCCAGTCGAGGTATTCCTGCGCGATCTGATTGTAGCTCGCCACGAACGCCTGCAGGTCGTCGTCGTCCTGGTACTGCTGATAGAGGTACGACGGGATGATTTCGAGGACGGTCGTCTGCTCGGCCGGCGGGAACGGCCCGGGCTGCGGCGTCGGCGGAAATTGCGTCGGCGGCTGCAGGACGATCGCGCTGAACTGGTGGCCCGAGGTCCTCGCGTTGACGCTCACGTTCGTCGTCTGCCCCGCCGGCACGACGAACCACTGCCCGGGCTGGACCTCGTAGGTGGTCGCCGTCTCGGCGAGCGCCGCCGGCCCGACGAGGTCGACGTAGAGCGGCTCGACCGGGCTCACGCCCTGGTCGGCGACGTTCGACGGGTTGACGATCAGGCCGCCCGCGACGCCGCCGAAGATGGCGACGACGGGCGAGCCCCCGGTGGTCACCACCGTGACGGCCGCGCGGTACGGGACTATCGGCGCGGTCATCCGCTCACCCCTGCGTGATCGTGACGCCGGCCGAGGTCGCGAAGAAATACGACTCAGGGTCGCCCGCGATGACGCCCGTGCCGGCGCTCGGCGGCGTCGATATCCCGTTGATGCTGACCGCGAACACCATGCGGGTGAGCAGCTGCGCCGGGATCACGCTCTCGATCGACTGCTGGAAAACGGATTGGAGCTCGAACAGGTTGATCGGCTGGCCGACCGCGATCGAGTTGACGTAGTCGACCAGGGCCGGCGCGCCGAGCTGCGAGACGGCGGCGGCGCTCACGAAGTTGGTGGCGATCGTGTTCCAGGTGACCGAGACGGTCACCGTCTGCTGCGGCGGGCTCACGAAGCGCACCGCGTACGTGTCCGGGTAATTGTTGATGTTCACCGTCACGTTGCGCAGGACCGGCGAGAGCGTGCCGCCGCCGGTGTAGGCGCCCGAGCTGGTCGTGTTGGTCCCGGTGGTGAAAGTCTTCTGCCCGGTGACGGTGATCGTGAGCGGCACGCCGTTGATGCCGCTGATCCCGGTCGCCCCGGTGATCGTCGCGACCTGCCCGGTCGCGTAGTTGTGGTTCTTGTCGGTCGTGACGACGCCCGGGTTCGCGTTGGTGATGGACACCACGTTGAGCGTCGACCCGACGAGGTTGTTGATGTCGAACAGCGCTTCGAAGATCGCGAGCGCGACCTGGTACTGGTCGCCGCCGCCGACGAGGACCTCCCAGAACCCGCCGCTCTGCTGCTGCACCGAAACGAGGCGCGGCTGGACGCCCGGCACCCGGGCGAGCGCGGTCTTCAGGTTCGTCGTCATGCCCTGGGAGATCGCGAGGCCCGCCTGCAGCACGCTCGCGCGGTAGTCGGCCGGGTCCTGCGGGCCGGTCGCGGGCGTGCCCGAGGTCGGGTTGTTCACCGAGAGGGTGATCCCCGTCGGTACCGACGTGACGAGCTGCTGAACGGTGCCCGACGGGATCGCCCAGGCGCCCGAGAGGACCGCGATCGCGAGCACGGGCAGGCTCGAGCCGCCCGCGCCGATGATCGCCGGCGCCTGCGTCACGTACTGGTAGGTGCCGTCCGAGACGACGAAGCCCTGCGAGACGGTGAACCCGACCGAGCCGCTGAACACCACGGGCACGCTCGTGTTCGTCGCCTGCCCCTGGGGGACACCGTAGATGTTGCCGAGCTGGACGAGGAGGAACTCGTTCGCGCCGAACGGGGTGAGCGAGTTGACGAGCTCCACCTTGGCGGCGTCGATGAGCGCGAGCGCCCCCACGTCGGTCGACGAGATGTCCTCGACGAGCGAGCCGGGGAGGTTCGCCGTGTAGCCGGGGTTCGTCGCCGCCACGTTGGCGAGCAGCGCGGCCAGCAGGGTGGCCGGCGGGGTCGGCTGGAGGCCCGCGGCCGTCACGACGGTCGGGATCTGTGTCATGCCGGGACGCTCGTCGCGATTTTCACGCCCTGGTGGGTCGTGACGTTGATCTTGTAGGTCGGGACCTGCGAGCTTTCGCGCGCGACCACGAGGTTGGCGAAGCGCGAGGCGAACTGCTGCTGCGTGCGCGCGACGTAGTAGTCGGGCGCGATCTGCTGCGCGACGGACTGGCGCGCCGGGATGCCGTAGTTCGCCCAGAACGGCGACTCGCCCAGGCCGAGCTTGAGGCACTGCAGCAGCGTGGTGAGCCACACGTAGTCGTCGAACCCGTTGGCGTCGGTCGACACCTGCGCCCACTGCGGGAATCCCGCCGGCTGGGGAACGCGGCGCGAGCCGTCCGGGTTGAGGGCGAAGATGCGGCCGTAGGTCCTCACCTCGGTCAGCTCCCCGGCGTCGGCGGGCTCGTCGTGCCACCGCCGCTCTGCGGGTGGGTGTGGGTCTGGAGGCCGACCTGGTCGGCGCCGCCGACGCCCGCGATGACGTTGCCCGAGGTCTGGATCGCGCCGCCGTACGTCCCGCCAGCCAGCGCCTGGATGGTCCCGCCGAGGAAGATGCTTCCGGTCACCGCGAGGTCCCCCGTGATCGCGACCCTATCGCCCGCCTGGAGTGTTACCACGATTCCCCCCGCGGTCAGCGTCACCTTCGTCTTGCTGTTCGTGTCGCGCAGGATCACGCCGTCGGGCCCGTAGATCACGACCGCGTTCGGGTCGTCGGGCGCCGTCCACGCCTTGCTCGCGACCGGCACGAACACGAGCGCCGAGAGGTTGCCGGGCATCGTGAGGTCGGCCGTGCCGTGGCCGAGGCCGTCGATGCCCCCGAGGTCGGCGTCGGCCGGGACCACCACGCCGGTGTCGCCGACCTGGATCGGGATCCTGAGGTACTGCCACATGAGCGCCGGGATGGTGACCTTCGGGAGCGTGAACCGACTCTGGACCTCGAACTTGACGGTCACGATCGAGCCGCTCACCGCCGTGACGCTCGCCGGCAGCGCCTTGCCGAGCAGCTGGATGGCGTCGAGGGCCTTGCGCTGCGCGAACAGGTTCGTCGAGCGGACGAACGGGAGTTTCTGTGCATTGTCTGCCACGGCTCAATCCCCCTGACCCACGCCGCCGTTCTGCGCCGCGTCGATGATCGTGCACCACGAAGCCGCGTCGGGCTGGCGCGAGCTCCCCACGTGACGGAGCTGGATGATGGTGAACGTCCCCTGGAACGCGCTCGAGGAGCGGAACTGCGGGAACGACTCGGCCGTCACCGTCGCCTGCGCCGGCGGGAGCGTGATCTGACCGCCCACCTGCAGGTCGCCGCGCATGACGACCTTGGCCTGGACGGTCTGCAGGCCGAGCCACGTCGGCTGACCGATCAGGTCGGTGAAGGCGATCGCGGTCGGCCCCGCTCCGCCGCCGCTCGACTGCGAGCCGTCGTACACGCTGATCGTCGTCCCCGACACGGTCACGTTGACGCCGATGTAGGTCGGCGAGTTGTTCAGCTTCTGGCTCAGGTCCTTGATGTAGGAGGCGTACTGCCCCATCGTCTCGTAGTAGCCGACGTCGTCGCGCGGCAGCGAGAGGTTCGCGCCGATGTTCACGTTGACGGTGTAATTCGGGAAGGCGGTCCGCAGCGCCTGCTGCACCGCGTTCGACAGCGGCGTCCCCTGTTTCCAGTTGTGCACGATGTTCGCGACCTGCCCGCCGGGCGGCGCACCCTGGCCGACCTGCTGCCCGCTCGCGCCCCCCGGGGTGCCGAACGGCGGCGCGATGATGAGGTCGAGAGTCTGGTCGGTGCCGATCCAGTTGGCGAACGCCGGGAAGATCGTGCCCTGCACGAGGAGGCCCGCCTGCGCGGGGTTCGCGAGCGGCAGGCCGCGCGCCATGCCGCCGAACACCTTCACACTCTTGTTGTTGAGGTCCTTGGTCTGCGCGACCTGTTGCAGCGGGACGCCCCACACTCGCACCCAGGCGGCGCCGACCGGCGTGGCGTAGGGCGCGACGGGAACGTCCATCTCGACCTGCAGGGCGGCGGGGTTCGTCGAGCCGTCGTCGTTGAGGCTCGTGAACACCGTGCCGCCGTCGTCGATGTCGATCTTGTAGTAGCGCACGTCACCACACCCTGCGCATCGCGGCGATCGCGTCGTCGAGCTGCTCGTCGGTCGGGGGCGAGCCCCGCCGCCTCCGGGGCGGGAGGCGCGCGATCTTGGTCGGCTGCTTGCCGTTGCGAGGAAGCTCCGGCGGCTCGGCCGCCGGCACGAGGTGCCGCGGCATCTGCCGGCGGAACTTCCACGCGAGCCGCTCCAGGCACAGCGCCTGGCGCCCGCTGATCGGCTTGCCCGGCGCCTTGTCGGCGCGCTCGCCCATGTCGCTGGCGAATTTCTTCTCCCAGGTGCCCGGGAGGAACGAGCACTCGCTCAGAGCGCGCGCGACCTCTCGCTCGTGCCGCGTCACGGGTTCACCTCGAACTGGCCGTCGCGGAAAGCGAGCGTCGAGGTCTGGAAGTACCCGGCCGCGAGGTTCACCGTGTAGGCGGCCTGCCCCACCGTCGTCGCCTGCCCCGGGTCGGACGAGAGAGGGTACGTGAACGTGATCGGGTCGATCACGAAGGCGTCGACCGCCCCGTTGTAGGCGTCGGGCGCGCACCCGCTCACCGTCAACGCCACCGTGGCGTTTAGGTCGAGCTTGTGCGGCGCCGAGGCGACCGCCGTGACGAGGCCGTTCGCCCAGGTGATCTCCTGCAGCACGATCCCGGCCGGCGAGGCGATCAGCGGCAGCGTGAACACCGGCACGCCCGCGACGGTCGCGAGGTTGAGGTACCAGCGCGCGCCGAAAACGTTCCACGTGACCGACGCCGAGTACTGCGCGCCGTCGAGCGTCGGCAGGAACGTGACGGGCCCCTGGGGCGTCGGGTTGAAGGGGAAGAACGTCGTCACGGCGCCCCCGTGGTGAATGCTGGCTCGGCGACGCTCGAGCCCGGGAGGTTGGCGGCGGCCGGCGCCACGTTCGGCGTCATCAGGCTCGGCGGCAGGCCGACCGAGGGGTTGAGGCCCGACCACGTCGGCTGCCCGTTGATCTGCGTGCCGGCGGTGATCTTGCTCATGAGCGAGTTCTGCGCCGCCGCCGCCGCCGAGAGCGAAAGGAGCGGCTGCTCGAAATCGAACTGCCACGCCATCTGCACCTGCTTGGACGCCGCCGGGGTCACGTCGAACATCTCGCGCAGGAGGCAGTCGGTGTAGAAATACGACGGCGTCGCCACCGTGTAGGTCCCGCCCGCCGCGTTGTGCTGCTTGAGCGTCGCGACGAGCGCCGTCATGGTCGCGAGCTTGGTCGCGTAGCCGCCCGACCCGCGGGCCGGCGCGAACATGATGAGCGACACGTTGAGCGGCTTTCCGATCACGCTGTTCGCCGCGGTCTGCTGGTTGGCGAACGGATACTTCCCGAACTCCTGGCTGATGAGGCGCGCCCCGGGGAGCGGCTCGAACGCCGAGAAGAAGTCGTCGAGGTCGGTGTCGACCCCGCCGCCGAGCAGGCCGAACGCGAAGTCGACCGCCTGGGTGATCGAGATCAGCGGCAGCATGCCGCCGGGGATGAAGCTCGCCACGCCGCCGTTCAAGATGACCGGGCAGTTTTGGAACGAGAGCTTGAAGGCGACGAGGCCGGGGCTGAGGTTGCTCATTGCGGGATCTGGCTCGCGCTGACGACGGCGTTCCCGCCGGTGTTGTTCGTGATCTCGACCTTCGCGTTGTAGCCGGTCATCGCGTGCGCGCGCGACAGGTAGCCTTGCGTCTCGCCCGGCAGGGTCGCGGCGTTGTCGCCCGCGTCGCGGAACCGGTTGGCGCGGCCCGGCCCGGCGTTGTAGGCGGCGAGGACCTCGTCGACGTTGCCGTGGTAGCGGCGCACGAGGTCGCGCAGCACGGCGCGCGCCGCCTGCTCGTTGTAGGCGGGATCGGTGAGCCGCCCGGGGTCGTAGCCGTACTGGCGCGCCGTCCCGGGCATGATCTGGTAACGGCCGATCGCGCCGGCCGGCGACACCGCCTGGTCACCGCTCCGCTCGAGGCCGCGCACCATCGCGAGCAGCTGGTCCTCGTTGAGCGGCTGGCCCGGCGTCGCGGCGGGGGAGTTGAGGCCGAGCAGGCGCCCCAGGACCGACTTGCTGGACACCGAGCCGAACCCGCCGCCGGCCGCGGACGGGGCGGGCGCCGTGGTGGCGACCTGACCCGGCGCGATCAGGCGGGCGACGCGCATCACCGCGCCGGCGAGCACGCCGATCCCGTCCACGAAGTTGCGCACGTCGTTCTGGAACTGGTCGGAACCGACGTATTTCGCGGCCTTCTCAATGCCTTCTCCGAACTCGTTGACGAAGGTCTTCAGCTTCTCGCTGCCGAGGAACGTCTCGATGGTCCGCTCGACCGAACCGGAGAGCTTGTCGAGCGGCCCGGCGAGGCCGACGAGGGCGCGAACGAACGTGTTTTCAATGCGATCCCCGGCGCGGCTCATCTGGGTCGCGAAGTCTTGCCACGCCCTCGTGGTGCTCGGGTCGAGCGCGAGGCGCTCCACGTCGCCCCGGTAGCGGCGCTCCTGCGACCTGCGTTCCTCGGGCGTCGCTTGAAGATACCGCGTTACGTCCTGGACGCTAAAGAGTTCGTCGAGGTTGAGCGCCTTCAGGCGTGAGCCGAGCAGGGCCTGGGGCGTGCCGCCGAACAGCGAGGGCAGGCGGCGCAGCAGCTCGACCGACACCTCGGCCGCGTCCTTGCCGGCGAGCGTCTTCGGGTCGAGCCCCGCCGCGAGCAGGCCCACGTACGAGCGGCTCGTCACGTCGCGCAGCGCGCCCGAGACGCCGCCCAGGACCTGGGAGGGTTCGACGAACCGGCCGAAGTTGAGCCCGAAGGCGCGCGCCTCCCCGGGGGTGACGCCGAGACCGGCGGCGCCGCGGCGCAGGCCCGCCACCGACTCGGCGAGGCGGTCGAGGCCGAACAGGCTGCCGACCGCGAGCGCCCCCGTGACGGCGGTGCCGATCCCGCCCCACTTGAGGACCGAGCGCGTGGCCGTGGCGATCGATTCGGAGGTCGACTTCGCGTGGGCGGCGATCTTGCGCCACGCCGACTCGCTCCGCTCCGTCTCGCGGCGCGAGGTCTCCAGCTCGCGACTCTGCCGGCGCATCAACTCGCCCTGCGCGAGGAGCGCGGCCGCGACCGCCTGGAACCCTTTCACCTGCTGCTGCTGTTCCTTGGTCGCCGCCGCCCACCACGCGGGCGCCTTGGCGAGCTGCGTGTTGTACTTGTCGAACAGCGCCTGGAATCGCTTGAAGGCCTCGTCTTGGACGTCGACCTCGATGATCGACTTGACGGCCATGACCTCAACCTCCCCGTCGCGCCAGAATCAGGTGGCGCTGCCGAAACTCGTGCGCCGAAGCATACTCGAATCCGTTGCTTCGCAGGAAGGCCGGGAGGCCCTCGTTCGCGAGCCAGTCTAGGAGGGAATGGACGACGGTGTCGGCTTCGCGCTCGAACTGTCTGTCTCGGTCGACGTCCGCAAGGAAGCGGTGAACCCCGTACAATTCAGCGAGGTGTATTCCACGCCCAAGAGCGCCGCCGTCATCTGACGCGCCGTCTCGAGCTCCTCCCCCCGCTGCATCGCACAGGCCACAATAAAAAAAACCAGGATGTTCTCCACGTCCTCCCAGTCGTCGGCCGAGATCACGCCGCGGTTGCGCGCCTCCTCGCACGGGATCGTTTCCCAACCCCTGGGCGTCGGCATCGACACGTTCGACAGGCGGCGGATCTCGGCGAGTAGCCCGTCGGCCTCGCGCGCGGCGACCTCCGCGGCTTGCGCGCCCGCCCCCACGGGGGCGAGGTCCTTCGCCGTCTCGCGGAGGAGCAACGCCGCGACCCTCGGGCCGGCGAGCGCGCCGAGCCCCTGGTTGTAAATCCGCGCGAAGGTTTTCGCGATGATGAGGTGGTAGCGGTGGAACGCGTCGGTCGAGATCGGCATCGAGTGAACGTGGACGAGGCCCGTGTCCGTCTCGACGGGGATCACGATGTTCAGGTTGCGGTCGATGCGCACGGATGCCTCCTTGCCTGCCTGCGTGCGAAGATGCGGGGGACGCGCGTCGTCTGTGGGTGGATGGGTGGAACGCGCGCGCCCCCCGCGGGATAGCCCGGGGCTTCGCCCTGGGGGCTATAGGTTGAACAGGCTCGAGTTGACCGGGTAGTAGCCGCGGATCGTCACCGCGAAGCCGGCGTCCTCGCCCGAGAAGTTGAGCTCCCGCACGCTCTGGATCGCGCAGTTGATGATCCCGTAGGGCGGCAGGGTGATGCTGTCCGGCCGCACCGTCCCGTCGCCGAGTAGCGCGTTGAGCTCCATCTGCTGCTTGTAGAGCGACGAGAGCGACTGCGTCTTGAGCAGGTTCATCACCAGCGAGACGGGCATGTACGGCTCGGGCGACGTGACCGCGCCGGTCATCGTGTTGATGAAGGTCGTCGTCTCGCCCTCGAGCGCGAGCCGGACGCCCTCGCGGCCGAGGAACGACGCCGTGACGTTGAGCTGCGGGAACGAGGTCCACACGACGCTCGCTCGAAGCCGGTTGAGCGTGCCCTGGGCGATCAGCGGATTGGTCGCCATGTCCTAGCCTCCCCCGCTCAGGCCGCCACGAACTGCGACACGAGCACGTTGAACACGATCGCCTTGAAGCCCCGCGCCGGCACGTAGACGATGGTGAGCCCCGCGTACTTGCCGAGCTTGTAGTCGCCCGGGTTGAGCTGGCTGTAGGGGATGAAGGGCACCGCGTTGACGTCGGTGATCCCGGTGAAGGCCCCGGCGGCGATCGCCGCGTTGAGGTCGTTCGGCACGAGCGCGGTCTGCGTCGGCACGCCGAGCACCAAGCCGAACGCGACGCCGCTGTTCATGGTCGACGTGGCGACCGCCTGCAGCCGGTTGATGCCGTCCTGGTTGTAGTAGAGCGGGTTCGCGGGGTTGTTCGACCCGTTGAGGATCGCGTTCGCGATGGCCTGGTCGACCGTGATCTGCACCCAGTCGATCGAGTACCAGTACGTGAAGTCGTTGCCGTCCGCGGTCGTGCCGTTGAACAGCACCGCGTTCGACAGCCCGCCCTCGGCGCCGGTCCCCACGTAGTTGACGTTCGCGGCGAGGATCGCCGCCAGCACGGCGTTGTTGCCCTTGAGCGGGTACGGCGTGACGCCGACCAGGAACGAGAACGCGAACGGCGTGACCCGGTTGGAGCTCGACGGCGCGTAATTGAGCATCACGTAGAACGCGGCCGCGAGCGAGAACTCGGTCGACGGGATGCCCGGCGCCTCGACCAGCGCGACCACGTCTTTCATCAGCGCCGTGTAGCTCGTGTAGGTCCCGGTCGTCGTGGTGACGAAGAAATAGGTCTTCGCCGTGGTCGACTCGAAACCCGCCAGGAAGGTGAGGAACGACGCCGCCGCGTCCCAGAACCGCGGGACGAGGTAGGCGTAGAACGCGTTCGGGTTCGCCGTGATGTACGTCCCGAGCGCGGTCACGCCGTCGGCCGCGTTGCCGGGGCCAAGCTCGAGCACGAACACGCCCTGGTGGGTGCCCTGCGCGAAGAACGTCGTCGCCATCGCGAGCAGCTCGGTCACGTCCTCGGGCGTCCACGTCCCCGGCACCGTGTTGACCCCGGGGTTGCTCACCAGCGGGTAGGTGAACGTCGACACCCCGGTGACCGTGCACTGGAACGTGCCGTTGTAGCCGGACGGGCTCGCGCCCGCGATCGTGAGCGGGAGCACGTCTGCGTTCGTCAGGCCGTGCGGCGCCGCCGTGGTGACCGTGACCGTGCCGGAGCTCCACACGAGCGTCGAGTTCGCCAGCGCGCCCTTGAGGATCGCGGTGAGGTCCGACAGCTGGGTGAGGAACGTCGAGGTGTTCGGCGCGGTGGTGGTGGCGCCCTGCGAGATCAGGGCGCCGGTCTTCTGCAGCGTGTTCGGCGTCGGCGCCGACTGCTGCGAGACGTTGACCGTCACGATGCCCATGGGCTCTCCCCCGTTGGGTCGGGCCCGTTACGGCGCGACCTCGTCCCACTCGATCGAGCCGAGGAAGCCCGACGCGCCGGACGCCAGCAGGTTGCCGAGGGCGAGGTAACCGCCCGGCGGGATGATGAGCGCGCCGCGGCAGTCGTAGTTCGCGGTCGGGAGCTGCGTCGCCACCGGGTCGGTCGCGAGCCACGACGCCCACCGGGGCGTGCCGACGATGGTGCAGGCCGAGTCGACGTGGGCCTTCGAGGCCGTGATCGTCGCCGAGCCGCTCGACGTCGCCGCGCCCACGTAGTTCGGGATGATGTTCGCGTCGAGCGAGGTCGTGTGGGTCACGACGCCCGCGGCGGACCACCCGGTGATGAGGCCGAGCGCCGTCTCGCCGGCCGCGGCCACGATGTTGAGGATGTTCACCCGCTTGGGCACGAGGTTGACGCCGGAGCCCGCCGGGTTCGACAGGCAGAGGCCCACGTAGGTGGTGGCGAGCGCCGCCGACGAGGTGACCGCCGAGGGGTTCGCGCACGAGAACGACTGGCCGGCGACGCCCGACGCGGCCTTGTTCTGCCCGTAGGTCGCGGCGTAATAGTCGGGGGCGAGCTGCGAGGACAAGAAGCCGCCCTGGTTGTCGAGCTTGGCGGCGGCGAAAACCCGACCGAAAGTCAGGGCGACGAAAGCCTGAAGCGGCGACTGCGGCATGATCCCTCTCCCGTTAGCCCGATAGCGCGATAAGCCTGTGCCGAATCTGCGGGCGCGAGCGTAGCGCGACTCGCCCACCCCCGCATAGGGGGTTAGTCGACGGCGGCGAGCGGGCCGACGACGAACGTCGGGATGCAGGACGCGATGAGCTGCGTGCCCACCCGGCGCGAGGTCGACTGGTAGTAGCTGACCTCGATCTCGATCTCCTTGCGCTGCGCGAGCGTGAAGAACTCGACCTGCCCCTGCTTGGCGTCGCGCGGGATCGGCATGTTCATGAGGCCGATGTTGTCCGTCTCGAGGCTGTACTGGTCGACGGCCGCCATCAGGTTGAGCACGTCCGCGTTGCGCAGCCCGAACGTCGTGAGCTTGACGAGGTCGCGCGCGAGTTGGGTCTGGCCGAGGTTCGCGTCGAACAGCGGCGCCGCCTGCAGGGCGCGCGTCGCCTCGGGGGCGACGTGGACCACCACGTAGGGCGGCCGCTGGTTGTCGGGGACCGCCATCGAGGGGAAGAACGGCGCCGTGACCGGGAAGAACCCCGTGGGCGACGCGTACCCCGGGATCTGCAGCCACATCGGCAGGCTGTTCGACACCACGGGGCCGATCGCGTTGAACTGGAGGGGCGAGTCGACGATCTGCGTCGCCATGTTCGAGGTGATGCTCGCCCCGAGGTAGTGATACAGCGGGCCCGCCTGCTGATAGAGGTTCTTGCGCGCCGAGAAGGCGTAGCGCCGGTTGTGAGGCTCGCTCGCCGGCAGCTGCGCGATCCACATCGTCTGCGGGTCGATCGAGTTGAAGAAGTCGAGCGGGATCTCGGACGTGAACACCACGTCGTTCGCGGCCGCGTTCGCCTCCTCGCTCTGGTAGCGGCGCGTCGCGAAATGCAGCGACCCGGTCGCGACGATCGTGTCGGCCGCCACGACGGTCGGGCTCTTGTCGAACAGCCAGTCGTCGTAGGGGCCGGCCGCGTCGAAGATCGCGCCGCCGGTGACGAGGTCGGCCTTCACCCAGAACACGAACCCGTCGACCGGCAGGACCACGCGCCGGTACTGCGTGAACGTGACCTGCTGGTTGAGCGAGATCGCCTCGACGCCCGCGGCGAGGTCGGCGCCGAGCGGCGTCCTAGCGGCGGTCGCTTCGGCGGCGCTGGTCACGGCGCCCCCGTGGCGAGCTGCGCGAGGCCGGCCCGGTCGTACTCGGCCCACACCTGGCCGAGCCACGTGAAGACCTTGCCCCGCAGGGTGCGCGACTCGTGCTTGCCGGCGAACTCCGAGAACGTCCACGCGTCGCGGTCGATGAGGCCCGCGGCCTTGTCGTCCAGGTGGGGGATCGTCACCGCGGAGAGCTGATCGAGCACGGAGCTGACCTGCGGGTCGTCGGCCCACTGCAGGTAGTCCGCCGTGCTCGACACGTAATTCTTGACCGGGAAATGGTGCGCCCGGCCGATCGACCGGACGACCTCGAAAATCTCGCCGAGCGACTGCTGCGTCGGTCCGAGCACGTGCAGCACCGCGAGATTGACGGCGCCGTTCTTCACGTCCTCGAGCAGGCGGACCTCGTCGAGCATCCGCAGGAGGGGCGAGAGCATTCCGGCCCGCACGTCGATCAGGATGTTGCCCTCGACCTTGTCGAACACCGCCATCTGCCCGTCGATGGTTTCCAGGTTGACGACCTGCGCGAGCGGGTGGAACCGCTTGAGCCCGCCCTTCGGGTGCTCGGTGTCGATGTCCTCGCGCACGACGCCCTTGCCTTCGAGGTACTCGCCCAACGTCCTCGCCACCGTGGTCTTGCCGGTGCCGCCCTTGTCGGCGCCGACGATGAAGATCGAACCCATGAGGTGCCTCCCGTACTGCCTGCCTCTCGGCGTGAAACCCGGCCCGGGCGACGATTGCCGCCAGACGTGGTCCACCCGAACCTCCCTAGTCGACCCAGGCCCTCGCGCTCGCGCTGTAGAGCCCCGAGTCCACGAACGAAACCGCCGCCCCCGTGGCGCGCGCCGACTTGAACCGCGCGCCGCGCTTCGCCCCCGAGGCGCGGTCGAGCGACGCCTGCGTCGGGATGCCTGGGTAGCCGAGCGCGTCGAGCTCCCGCTGGTCGAGCATGCGGCGGAACCGCTCGGCGATCTTCTCGGTGCCCGTCTCGAACAGCGAGGGCGGCGGCGGCGCGCCGAGCATCAGCGATTCGAGCGACCCCGCGAGCGCGTCCTCGAGCGCCGGCACGATGGTGTCGGCCAAGTGGAGCTGAACGAAGTGCTCCATGACGTGGTAGCGGTCCTCGAGCCAGCCGGCCACGTCGCCCGTGGTCTGCGTCCCGCCCGCGCCGCGGCGCCGCCGCCGGCCGCGCCCCGAGGGCGGCGACCGGACGTAGGGGATGTCGACGACGCCGAGGTGGAGCGTGGGCATCAGCCGTCCGCCGGTTCGAGCGTGATGACGATCAGGCCGCCGACCGCGTGGGTGAGGAGCACGCGCTGCGCGCGACCGATCTTCTCGTGCACGGCGTCGGCGTAGTCCTGGGGCGAGCCCCGCATCGGCCCTTTGACGCTCACCTGGATGTGGTCGGTGTTCGTCTCGTCCACGTAGGCGCCGTCGGGGTCGGCGTCGCTCGGGGCGACGCGCACGCCGCGCGGGAGGGGAAGCAACTCGATGGCCATGGCGTCCTCACTTCGACGGGCACACCGACAGCTGCGTGATGCGCAGCGTCCCGGTCGCGGTGCCCGCGAGGGCGGCGACCCAGGTGTTCGGCCCGATGTTCAGGCACACCCCGTTCGCCGGCAGAGCGGGGCTCGTGTTCGTCGCCGTCACAGTGTTGTCGACGCCGAACTTGTAGAAAATCTCGTTCGTCGAGGCGCCGACGCCGTACTGGAGCATGACGAACGGGTAGGACGACGGCGCGCCGGTGAGCTGCACGTTCGCGCTCGTCGTGGTCGCCGAGATCGAGAAATTCCCGCCGATCGCCTGGGCCTCGGCCGGGGCGGCGAGCGCGGCCGCCGCCAGGGCGGCGAGCGCGAGGGAACGCAGAAACCTCATGGGGCCTCTCCTCACGTGATGGTGACCGGGACCTTGCCGCCGACCAGGAGGCCGGCGCTGTTGTAGGCCTTGCCCGAAAACGACGCCGCGACGGTCGTCTGCTGCGTCGCGCCGTACCGCCCGTGGTGGGTCTGGATCGCGGTCACCGCGTTCGCGTCGGCCGCCTGGATGACGAGCTGCCCGCCGGGCGGGATGTCGCGCCGGTTGCCGAGGCGGATGTCGTCGAGCGAGGCGGTGCTGTCCAGCACCTGCCTCGTCCCGTTGTACAGGTAGAGCGCCGTCGTCATCGCCGATCTCCCTCTCGGTCGCCCGTCTGCTCGCCATCGACCGTCTCGGCGACCTCGCGCTTGAAGTAAGCGGTCACCACGCCGTGGTTCTCGACCGCGACGAGATCCCACCCCTCGGCGCCGAACCGGTCGAGGACGAGCTGCTGCGCGGCCGCCTGGCCGCCCGAGATCGGCTCGCCGCTCGCGGTGCGCAACTCGACCACCTTGTGCTCGAACTTCGTCGCCATCGGCCCGCCTCCCCTCAACTGATCCCGACCAAGTACCCGCCCTGCTGCGCGAGCGCCATGTACTGACGCCCCCACGGGGTCTTGAGCGTCTGCAGGTCGAGCATCGTGAACAGCTCGGCCGCCTTCTGGACGACCATCGACTGCGACGTCGACTCGTCCGCCGAGGAGCTTATCACGCCCGACACGAACTCGTTGATGTGGAGCTTCGTCCGCAGGTCGGAGAAAAACGTCTGCGGGGGCGGGCCCGCCTGGTCGGGGCAGACGTTCACCAGCGCGTCGGCGCCCAGGTTGTAGAGCGCCTGGGCGTAGTAGTTCGGGCTCGTCGCCGGCGAGGGCACGCTCGCGAGCGTCGGGTCGACGATCATCACGGCGAAGTCGTAGGCCGTCTGGATGAAAGGCGAGTTGTCGGGGAGCGCCGTGGTCGGGATCGCCACGGTGGTCCGCAGGAAGTTGAGGAACCCCGCGAGCGTCGGCCCCACGGCGCGCCCCCCTCGGCTCTACTGCTTGCCGCGAGAGCGGCGGCGCCGCGCGGCGGTCTTGGCGTCGTCGCGCGTGACCCGCACGCCCTCGCCGAACGGCTTCTCGCGGTACCCGCCGCGGGGCTCTTCCTCGGCCGCGCTCATCTCGACCTCGCGCAGGCGCGTGCCCGTGCCCATCTCGTCGAGCTGGCCCTCGATGACGTTGTTCACCGCGATCGCCGCGTCCCTGCGCAGCTGCTCGCCGCGGGCCTGGAGGACGATCTGGTTGGAGTCGATCGCGAGCTGCAGGCGCTCGACCTTGATCGGCTTGCCGATCGAGTAGCAGAGGCCGGCGAAGTTCTTCACCTTGCCCGCCTCCTCGGCGGGGATCAGCCCGTACACGCGGTGCTGGTCGACGATGGCGTCGATCTGCGCCGTGTTGAGGTCGCCGGAGATTCTGACCTGCGTGCCGATGGCGATGTCCTGCACGCGCACCCCGCCCTGCTCGGGGACGCGGTAGCAAAACTGCTGCACCTGTTTCGTGGCGTTGCCGATGTAGAGGTCCATGGTCCTTAGTCCTTCCTGTCCTGCCTCTCCGAAAACTTCTCGATGGTGTCGCCCTGGCCGTTGAGCACGTAGGCGGTACCCTTGAACACCACCCGCTCGGTCAGCCCGCCGCTCGGGGAGGTCACTTCGGCGTACACGAAAGGCCCGCCGTCGTCACGCCCCCGGCCGAACGTCACGCCCGCGATCTCGATGAGGCGAAACCCGTCCGGGCGCCCTGGCTCGGTCACCTTGAGGAACACTGCCTGCCTCCTGAAATCGAAACCGGGGGCGAGGTCGGCTCCTGATGCCCTCGCCCCCGGCCCGCCTCTCCCCCAGCTCCGAGGCTGGAGATTACTGATACTGCATCGAGATGATCGTGACCGCCTCGGGGCGGACGCCCCACCCGGAGGTCACGCGGAACTCCGACAGCACGTCGATCGCGCCGCCCGGCAGCGGGGTCGGGATCTCCTTCGGCGCCGCCATGTCGCAGAGCATGAGCGTGCACGCCTCGAGGCCCGGCGCGAGCTTGGCGAACTCGTTCGTGTTGAAGTTCGAGCCCTGCGGCTTCTCGACCTCGGGCATCACGATGATGACCGCGTCGACGCCGCCCGAGCCCTTGCCGATCAGCGTGTCGTCGTAGACCCAACTGATCTCGTCGTCGTTCATGTTCGCCGCGTCCTTGACCACGCCCGCGGTCGAGGTCGAGCCGGCGCCGACGCGCTGGTACTGAACGAGCTGCACGATGTTCTGGTACTCGAAAGCGCCGAGCACGCGCTGCGGGCCGAGGATCGTGAACTTGCGACCGATGCCGAGCTGGTTGGTGCGCGTCTTGATCGCCGAGAGCTGCGCGATCAGGAAGAAGGCCATCTGGCCGTTGTCGTAGGTCACGACGGTGAAATTGCCGTTCGAGTCCGGCGGCAGGTTAACGGCCGTCGCCCCGTTGGTGTTGATGAGGCCTTCGCCGTTCGCCGGGTTGAAACCGTACAGCAGCGCCGAGCGCGCGAGCTGGAAGTGACCCTGACGCATCCCGAGCCGTTGCGCCTCGACGATCGACACGCCCCAGTGGCCCATGGCGGCCGTGTCGTGGTGGTCGTACTCGGCCCTCACCCGCTGGAGGTAGGTCGGCGTGCTGATCTGGCTCATCGCGACCGAGCAGGACGGCAGGAGGTTGTAGGCGCTCTGGCCGGCCGCCACGCGGGTGCGCACGTCGACCCGCTTGATGTAGGCGACGAGGTCGCCGTCCGAGAGACGCACGAGCGGCTCGCCGGTGGGCAGCAGGTGGAACGCGCCCGACGCCTGGCTGTACGGCAGCAGGAGCTCGGGGACCGTGTAGGACGGGTGGACCTGGATGAAGGCCGGGGCGATGTTCGCCATGGTGGTGTGCTCCTAGGAGGGTTTGCCTGCCGACCTCAGATGAGGATGACCGCGACGTTGCCCGCGCGGTTCCAGGTCGCGAATCCGGTGTTCGGGTCGAACGACACCGTCATCGAGTTGCCGAACTGGAAGTCGAGGACCTTCACCGGCACCGCGCCGCCGCCGGCCGGGACGATGCCGCCCGACACGTAGGCGCCGGGGTTGCTGGCGAGGGCGACCACGATGGTCGAGCCCGCGGTGCCGGCCAGCGTCTTGTAGAAGCCGTTGTATCCGGCCGGGACGACGCCGCTCACCTGGATGTCCGAGCCGACGCTGATGCCGTGGCCCGCCGAGGTGGTGAACGTCGCCTGACCGCCCGAGGTCGACGCCCACGTGGCGTTCGTGATGGTCGCCTGCGACCACGCCGCCTGGAACGGGGAGAGCTGCTGCGCCCCGAAGTCCCACGACACCTGCTGCGTCTCGGGCGAGCTTTCGAGCGAGGCGAGCGCGGGGTCGCACGCGACGCAGATGCGCGCCCCCGAGCCGAGCCGGAAGAAGTTCACCAGCATGCCGGCGGCCGCGAGCGGCACCGGCGACTGCGGGCTGTTGATCATCGCGTGGTCTTGGTTGAACACGCTGAAGCCCTGCAGGGCGCCCGCCGCCCCGGTGGCGCTGATCGTCGTCGCGCGGGCGACCGACGGGCCGAGGTTCGGCAGCGGCGTGCCGGCCGCGCCCGGGATGCCGAGGTTCACGCCGACGCCGCCCCACATGGGCAGCGTGTCGGTCGAGGCGAGATAGCCGCCGGCGAGCTGGTTGCGGATCGCCGGGTCGTCGAGCATCGTGCCGGCGATGAAGCCCTCGCTCGAAACCTGGAAGGAGCCCGACGCCACGGTCGTGGTGATCGGGTTGAAGGTGATCGTGGAGACCATGGCGCTCTAGCTCCCCTGTGGGCCGCCGGTTTCGGGTTTCTGCTCAGGCGTCCTGGCGCGTGACGATGCGCCCGACCTTCCGCGCCGGCCGGCTGAGGCCGGCGATGAACGTGTTCTTGCCGAAGAACATGGTCACGCGCCCCCCGGTGGCGGGGTTGACGCGGTGGACCTCGCGCATCTGACCCGGCTGCAGGTCGGTCGGCGCGTTCGCCGCCGTCACCGAGTCGGCGTAGATCTGCCGCTCGGCGATCGTGAAGGCGGCGCCGTCCGCGGCGACCACGCCGAGGTTGACGTCCTTCCACGCCGGGCTGTGCGTCTTGAGCTTGTTCGCGACGCGCAGGCGGTAGGCGGCGAGGCTCTCGCCGACGAGGGGGCGCGGGGCCCGCTCGCCGAAGGCGCACATCACGTCGTCGGCGCGCGACTGAGCGTCGGCGAGGTCGTGGTAGTCCTTGTCGGAGAGCTGCATGGGCACCAGGCGCTCGACCCGGGCGAGGCGGCCGAGGACGTCGGCGCCGGCCGAATCTTTCTTGGCGTCTTCTTTGCCTTCGTCGTCGTCGTCGCGCTTGCGGCCGTCGCCGCGCGCGGGTTCCTTCTTGTCAGGTTCCTCGGCGTCGCGGCGCTTGGCGTCTTTTTTGTCGGCTGCCTTCTCGTCGTCGCCGTCCTCGTCGTCGTCTTTCTTGCGGGAGGCGTCGTCTCGCGCCTTGTCGTCGCGGGCCTTGTCGTCCCGGTGCTTGTCGTCGCGCTTCGCGGCGTCGTCGCGAGCCTTGTCCTTCGCCTCCATGGCGTCCATGCGATCGTGCAGGTTTTTCATGGAGTCCTTGACCGACCCGAGCCCGGCGAGGATCGTGTCGAGCTTGTCGCCCGCGTCGGCGTCGGCCTTCTTGTCGGCCTTGTCCCCGCCCTCGTCTTCGCCTTTCTTCGGGGGAAACTCGTCTTTGCGCTTCGCCGCGTCCTCGCGCTTCTCGTCCGCGTCGGCTCGCACTGCATCGGCCATGGCTAAGTCTCCCGCTGCCTCTGTCCGCACCCCAGAGGGTGCTTTGCCCTTGTCCCAGACGCCGACCTCGCAGACCGCGAGGTGATCCAGGAGCGATGGTTTGCCCTCGATCAACAGGGTGGAGCCGTCCTCGAGCTTCACCTGGTCGTTCACGCTCGGATCGCGGAACACGACCGCCGGGGAGGTCGACAGCTGCTCGGTCTCCATCAGGCGACCAGCCGCCTCGTCGTAAATCTTGGCGACCCCCCAGACCTCGTCGCCCTTGATGTAGGGCAACAGGATCGTGCCGATGACCCGATCGGCGAACTCTTTCGAGTTGAGCGTAGCACGAGTCGGGTGCTCCCACACAACGGGTAGCCCGTTGCACCGCGCGAGAAACTCGGGGTTGAGGTAGTGCTCGGGCCGCCGGTAGGCGTACTCGTCGAGCTTCTTGCGGTAGGCCGTGCCGGTCCCGGTCACGCGCAGGTCGAACAGCCACAGCGTCTCGTAGCGCTGCGGCGAGGCGAGCTCCCCCGCGGCGATCAGGCGCGCGACACCCAGCTCGTCGAGCGCGAGGCGCGCGAGCGCGACGCGGCAGCCGGGGTGCAGAGGCTCGGGCGGCTGGTCGGGCGGCGCCCACGCGTAGCCCACGTGCTCGTCGTTCACCTCGGGGTCGAACGGTTTCATGCCGCGCGCCGCGAACGTGGTGAAGTCGACGGGCTCGACCTCCGGGGCCTGCGCGGGGGCGGTCGGCGGCGCCACAGGGGCGGCTGCTGGATTGCCGTTCGCAGCCTCGATCTGCGCCCTCGCCGTCGCCTCGACCGACGCAGGCGGGGCCGAGATCACCGCCCCCGGGGGATCGGCTTTCACGCGGCGCGTCCACGGCAGCAGGTCGCCCTTGAGCGCGACGCCCGTCTCTTCCTTGAACTCGCGCCGCGCCGCCTGCTCGGGCGTCTCGCCGTCCTCGACGCGCCCCCCGGGCAGGCACCACTCGCCCGGGTGGTCGGCCGTCGGCGCGCGCTTGAGGAACAGCACGCGGCCGTTGACCATGCAGAGGACGCCGGCGCCGCGGATCGTCATCGATGGTCAGCCTCGCCGTGGCTCGCCTCGCCGCCGCCCGGCATCGGCTTGCGGTCGCCCTCGTGGTCATTGCGTTTCTGCCACGCGACCTCGCCGTCGTATTTGCCGCCCTTCGACTCGACGTATTCGGCGCCCTGCTTTTTCGCCTCGGCGACTGCCTCACGGAACGTCTTGCGCGACCCGATGACCCGGTCGCCCTTGTAGATCAAATATGATTCCGCATCATCGTCGCCGCGCCGCTGCGCGCGGTCGGCCGCCTCGCCCGCCGCCTCGATCGCCTTGACGACGGAGCCGCGGTCGTAGGTCCCCGGGGGCGGCGCCCCGTAATCCTCGGCGCCCTCGGGGCCCGCCGCGTCGCTGCGCTTCCCCGCCTCGGTGACCTTCCACCCGGGGTTCTCGGCTTCCGCCTGCTCGGAAGGGTTCTTGTACTTTTGGTCAGGCGACAGCGTGACCGTCTTCGTCTCTTTGCCCTTGCGCAGCTTGGCGTAGTACGTCCCGGCGTCGCCACGCGCGAGCCCCTTCGACAGCGCGAAATCTCCCTCGGCGCGCTCGAGCCGGGCCTCGGCGGCGCGCACGTCGAGCTGGCTGCAGTCGCCGTTCTCGAAACGTTGCCGCGCGAGGCCCAGCTCGTCGCGGGCGCGGGCGACCAGGATCTCGTTGATCTCGACCTGGGTGTGGTCGTCGCCGCGGACGATGCTCTTGACGGTGGCGACCCCGGCGTCGAGGCGGGCGCGGTCGAGGATGGTCATCGTCGTTGCTCCGGGGAAACCCAGGGATCGAGCATGCCGGCCGTCGTGCGCCCCTGGAAGACGCAGCCGTACTTGAAACCGAGGCGGCGCCGGCGCCACACGCTCTCGGCGCGCGCGCCGTAACAGACCTGCAGCACCGCCCACTCGATCAGCGCCTCGAGGGTCGCGTTCACGGCAGCCTCGTGCCCGGGAAGAACGGCAGGGCTGCTGCGGGCCCCCTGACCATGATCTCGATCGCGAGGGCGACGAGGCCGAGCAGCACGGCCCAGGCGCCGACGAAGAGCAGGACGTCCATCGGGGCGCCTACTTGCCGCGCATCGCGGCGACGATCTCGCGCAGCTTGCGCTTGATCTGGGCCTGGGTCTTGCCCTTGACCCACCGGTCGACGACGAGTTTCGCGCCGATCTGCTGGAGCTTCTTCATGGTGTGACCTCTCCCCGAATCGAAACCACGACGCGCCGCGACGATAACACCGCCCCGGGGGCGATCACAATCGGCCGCGCCAAAACTCGCGCAGCTGGCCCGGCATGTCGAGGTCGAGGCAGAAGCGGGCGTAGCTCTCGGCGAACACTTCCTCGGCGAGCTCCCGGCCGCGCGCGCCGCGCCGCCGGTGCGCCGTGTTCGCCATCGACTTGAACGCCGCCCCGGTGGCGAGGCCGGCCTTGACGAACGCGTCCCAGGTGGGGCCGTCGACCTCCTGCCCCCGGTGGCCCGCCTCGTGCAGCAGCATGTGGACGCGCTCGTCGAGCGGGCGCTTGGCGAAATTCGGCTTGAGGCCGATCTCGTCGTCGTCGGGGTCGTACCACGAGTGGAAGTCGTCGCCTTCCTGCTCGACCTCGCCGACGCGCGAGAGGCCGACGAGGTACTCGAGGCGGTCCGCCCGTTTCGCCGCCGCCAGCGCGCGGGCGTTGCGCTCGCTCAAGCCGTCCTCCGCGTCCCCGGGGGCGTCGGCCGAGTCGGCGATGGCGAGGCGGACCTGCGCGAGGCTCGCGCGCCCCTTGGCGGTTAGCATGTCCGCCGGCAGGTCGCGTAGGTTGAACAGCCACTGGTACTTGCAGCGGCAGAACACTTCCTCGCCCGGCTTGGTGACCTGGTCGGCGTAGCCGGCCGGCCCGGGCCTCACGAGGCCCTCGCGCTGCGCCCACGAGCCGCGCACGAGGAAGACCTCGCCGTCGCGGTCCTTGTGGTCTTTCCGATAGTCGTACCCCGGCTGCCGCCAGCGCGAGCGCCACGTGCCGGCGATCGCGCCCCCGTCGGTGGCGATGATCTCCGAGAGGTTCGACAGGAACTTGTGCCCCTGGTCGATCGCCACGCGCCGCTCGCGGAACGGAAGCTGCGTGAGGCCCTTGCGGATGTCGCGCTTCTCGTCCGCCTTGTCCACGGCGCGCGAGCCCCCCGGGGGGATCGAGGTGGCCCACCCGCGGAAGCGCCGCAGCGTGTCGCTGATCGCCTCGCGCCGGTTGAGCTTGATGAGGTCGGCCGACGCCAGGATCCGACGGTCGAGCTCCAGGCGCAGGCGCGGCTTGACCTGTTGCAGGGTGAACCGGTCGGCGAGCCCCTCGCGCACGGCGCCGCCGCGCTCGACGAAACGGTCGTAGGTCGCCTGCAGGGCGTCGCGCAGGCGCCGTTGCGCCACCGCCTCGGGGACGAGGGCGTCGGCCGCGGCGCGCTCGATGCGCTCGACCCACCGCTGCACCCGTTCGGGCGAATCGTACCCGCTCGCCGCGATGTCGTTCACGGCCGCGGTCAACACCTCTTGGAACGTCTCGGGCATGATTCGCGTTTCACCGTGCGGAGGCTGAACCCATGTGCTTCTCGTGGCAATGGCTCGGGCACCTGCTGGTGTGGCTCGTGATCGTGGTCGCGATCATCACCATCATCCGCATCCTGGTCCCCTGGCTGCTTTCCTTGGCCGGGGGCGTCCCGGCCCCGATCATGGCCATCATCAACGTGGTGCTATGGGCCATCGTGGCGATCGCGTGCATCTGGATCGTCGTCGACCTGTTGTCCTGCCTGACCTCCGGGGGCGCCGGGTTCAGCCTCGCGCCGCCACACCGCTAGCTCCGCGTCGGCCGCCCCATGAAGGTGCGCACGAGTCCGCCGATCACGGCGGTCTGCACCTGGGGCGAGCCGGGCAGCGTCGGGTCGATGACGATCGCCCCGTTCACGTACTCGGTCCCCGTCGGCCAGAGGTTGCCGTCCACGTCGTTGTGCGGGCCGATCATCACGTAAACCTGGTCGCCGACGAACTGGCTGCGGGGCGTCCCCTGGATCGGCACGTTGAAGTAACCCACGGCGGCGACCTCACCTCGTCGTCGAGTTGTCCCGCCCGATCATGCGCACGACCTCGTGGGTCGGGCCCTTGCCCCGGTGGCGGGGCAGGAAGCGCGGCAAGGCCGCGCCGGTGTTCGCGCGGTCGCCGCGCCCGGGGTTCGGCGCCTCGGGCTCGTCGCCCTGTTCCTCGGCGGCGAGCTCCGGCGTCGGCGGCTGCCACTCGCGCAGGGCGTCGACGTCGATCTCGAGCGGCGTCGGGACCATCATCTTGTTCGAGTTGAGCACGTCGGCCGCCCAGGCGAGGAGGTTCGCCTTGTTCTCGGGGTCCATGAGCGGCGCCATGACCTCGATGGTTTTCACCACCATCTCGTGGCGGACCTTCTCGGCCTCGGATTTCTCGCTGTCCGGCTCGGTGAGCAGGTTCGGCCACTTCGTCTCGAAACTGTTGACCCACTCGTAGAACGCCTGCCGGTACGGCTTGCGGCCGTACTGGTCGGGGAACTCGCGCTGCAGGTCGGCGTAGAAACGCGGCGTCCAGGCGCGGTACTGCGCCACGGTGGTGAAGAACGCGTACAGCGGTTCCAGCTCGCGGCGCATGCGGTCGACGTACTTCGCGACGTACTTGGCGTCTTCGGTGCCCTCGCCGAACCCCTCGGCGAACGTCTCGGCGTTGAGGATCTTCGCCGGCATGTCGGCCGCGCTCGCGATGTTTTCCAAGATGTTCTTGCGCGCGAACCCGCCGGCGCCGTCGATGTTCTGCAGGTTGAGCGACTCGACCGCCTCCTCGTTGTTGACGCTGAGCACGTTGCCGGTCGCCGCGCCCTTGAGCAGCGTGCGCTTGACGCCGGCGAGCGCCTGCATGGCGGCGTTGACGATCGACCCCGCCGGCTTGAGCTTCATGATGAGCAAGCCGGCCTTCGTCGCGATCATCTCGTCGGTCAGCATCGTCTTGATGAACGATTTCATCGGGAAGAGCGCGCGCTGGTAGACCGAGCGGCCGACGAACCCGAACGCCGAGGTCGTGAACGCGATGTAGATCGGCTGCTCGTTCATGTGCACGACGCAGCGCGAGGGGTGGACGCGCTGGCCCTGGACCGTGATCCCCCCGGGGGATTTCATGAAGTCGGGCGCGCCCGGGTTCTGGTTGAGCACGAGCGAGCCCGACGTGTTGAGCGGGTCGTACACGTTGAAGGAGACCGAGAGGTTCGGCAGCTCCTTGAGGTCGACGGGCCGGTAGGTCGGCACGCCCTCGGCGATCAGCGCGACCGAGGCGATGCCGTACACGCGCGCGAGCGTCGCGACCTGGAAGATGACGTCCTCGGCCTTGAGCGCGCACCATTCGTCGACGAACGCGTCGCGCACGCGGTCGGGGCCGTTCTGCACCGTGACCTCGCGCGGCTGGCTCTGCGCCATGCGGATCGGCCACTCGGTCATTTTGAGCCCGAGCGGGTGGTACAGGTAGATGTCCTTGCAGAGCTGGTAGGAAGGGTCGAAGCCCGGCTGGATCTCGTCGGCCAGCAGGATGTTCATCAGGGCCGTGCCGAGGCCCGAGTTGCCGACCGAAACGCTGGCGGTGCCGTCCGAGCTTCCCACGCTCCCCTCCCCGGGGCGCCGCTACCCCGGGGGGCGCGGGGCCTGTTGCGCCGCCCCGCCCGCGACCGCCACGCTGGCGGGCACCGAGGCGAGGCCGGCCTCGAACTGTTTCTTGATCTCGGCCCGGTACCGGAACATCGTCGGCAGGTCCGCCGCCTGCATGCCGGCGCCGAGCGTGCGGCCGAGCAGGAAGGCGAGCCTCGTCATCACGCGGTCGAGCGGTAGGAACGCCATCAGCGACGCGCTCGTCCCGTTCACCACCACCGCGGTCACGGGACCGAGGAAGGCGTCGATCTGCGCCTCCACGGTGCCCGCCTTGCCGTTCTGCTGCTTGACCGGCTCGGGCGGCTGGCGCGCCGCGAGCCTGTCCGCCGTGAGCTGGTCGATCTCGTCCTTGGTCATGTCCGGCGCCATCGTTCTCTCCCTGCCTGCCTCGGGGCCCGAACCGCCTTTAGGCGCGGGCGACGTACGCGCTCACGTTGACGCTCGCGCCCGTGAACACGTTGTCCTCTTGCCAGCTGAGCGAGCCGGAGACCGACACGCCCAAGTACTCACCCTCGCCGGGGTCGCGCACGACGGCGACGAACGCCTTCACGGCGTCCTCGGCCGCCTGGCGGTCGCTCGCGTGGGTCGGTTGACCGACGACGACCTTGTCCAGCTCGGCGGCGACTTCC